ATGCCATCACGAGTGATTTGATCATTGGGCTCAAACAAGTAGCCTTTGCCAATACTTTCAAGTCGAGCTCTCATGTAAGCAATCAAACGTGCAACATTGATACGATTGAGTGCAGTTGATTCGCTCCAGTTTGACTTGTTACCAAAGTTGGTAATGCCAATGCCTGGAATAAAGGTAATTGGATTGATGTTGTTTTCATACAATGTATCTCTCAATCCCTGACTCACACCCAACTGATTGAATTCGCCAGTTTGAGCATTGATGTACCCAATAGTAGCAGCGTTGTCAATCACACCACGACGTGTACCAGCTGGTGCCAACCAAGGGAAACCAACATTGTCGCTGCGTATGATTGTACGCACCATCATGTGACTTGGTGGTTGAACCACAGTAGAGCCTGACAAGTCAGTGGTCTGGCAACTTGGATAGAACACTGCTGAATATTTGTCAGGGGTTGCGTTGCCATCACCTGTGATATATCCTGTTCCACTGTTGTTAGATGCCCAGTTGATAATTTCACTGCCTGCAGGGCTCAAGCGCAATGGGGTATCACCAACAACAAAGCCTGTGTTGTTGCGCTCGTTATTGAGAGCCACCATGTTGACAATGAGTTCTGGATACTGAGGACATGCAATCAATGTGTATTGATTTTGTTCTTCACGTAGCTGTGTATTGGAATCAATACCTGACTTCAATGCAGCAACAATCAACGCACGTTGAGCTTGGCGCCCTGCATACATTGAGCCATCAGCTTTGTTACCTGATGCTGTCAACCAAGTTGATTTAACAGTTGGCAACACAGAGTCAGGGAAGCGACTTGATGTAAAATAGTTGGATTGATAGCTCTTGACATTGAATCCGTTGCGACGTGTGTTCCACAGCAACATACCAGATGGATAAAGTGTAGCGTCAGGTGCATCAACATCCAGGTAACTTGATGTCAACAAGCTCTTGATAGTTGGTAATGGATCCATTACAGGATCAGTGGTGCCATTTGGAGCCCAACGTGCATCGGCAAACAACACACCATTTTCAGTGGTTTGATCTGTGTTGTTGATTGGAACCCACTGATCAGTGCCGTCAACGCTTTCCCAACGAAGGATAATTGGATAGTTTTCAAGATCGCTTACATCAATCCAAAGATCGCCGTACACCAGCGGACTTTCAGCTGTGTCGGTTTGTGTAGCTGGTGCTGTGGTAGAAATAATAGGACCTGCTGCATTGGTCAAAGTCAAATTGTAACCTCTAACATCCGATGTCACAGTTTGATAACCTTGCCAATCAGTGTTGCCTTTGATCATGATATCAACTGCAGAATCATCACTGTAATACCATAGACGTCCATCAGCAGGATCTTGATTTGGAGTTGATGCACTTGCGGTGTAGGTCAATGGAATCCAGTTGCTGAGGATATAGCCACCGGTTGGATAAGCTCTGGCCTGTGTGGCCAAATCCAAGCCAGCTGAAGCAATTGGAGTACCAGTCTGATCTTCAACAATGATAATGCCACCTTGACTGTGTGTCATTACAATTTGACCAACGGAGTTCACACTGGCGCTGACATAAGCCACATCAGCTGCGCTGACTGCGCTGACAAAGTCCGAAGGAGTAGTTCCCAGTAATGTAACAGTTACAGGAGTAGTCAATGTTGTTGAATTATTGGCACTGGCACTGAGAGTAAATGTTGTGTTGCTGATAAACACCGGATCTATGGTATCACCAGTGGCATTCATTGCGCCAGCAGCAAGTCTTTCGTAGATTTCAACTGTGAATGTGTTGTCTTGTTCAACATCATATTGTGCATAGGTGGCGCCAGCAAGGATATTTTTTCCTCCGCCTGACGGATCAAGGGCTTTGTTGGCACTTTGATCATTTTCATACACTGGGCAAGATTGAGTAATAAAGTCACCCAGTGTTGCATCGTATTTTTTAACAACAAGGTTCACACCAAGGTTTACTGCGGTAGTCTTGAACCAAACAGATCCAGTAGGCTTAGGCTCGTCGTCAGTTGTTCTCCAACGTGGTACTGTATAATTTGCTGATGCCTGGAATGCCGGTGCATAGTAGCTGCGCGGTGTAATGCCAAGATCGCTCAGTGGTGTTCCCACCAAGTTATACAAGGTTACAATACCACCACTGGCAGTGGAACCATCGCTGGTTGCAGTGCTGTCAGCATAAATTGTAAGTTTTCCGCCAACGTTGGCAGCAGTGACGCCAGTGATGTTGGCAGCGTTAATAGTTGTCACCAGTTGACTTACGGTGTTGTTGGGCGAAGCAGCCACCGTTATAGCTGTGCCGTTAACGGTAAACGAGTTAGTAGGAGTAAGAGACACTGGAGCTTGTGTGCCTTGTGCTGTTGGCCAACTCAGCTTCCAGGCATCGCTGCCCACCAGTACCCATTCATTGCTGGAATTCTTGTAATATGTTGGATTGGCAGCATTGGTTGCATTGACTGCATAATCACCAATAACACCCACACTCTGTAGTGGCAATGTACTTGGTGCTGCTTCAACTTGACCAACGCTGGTCAACAGCAATGGAATTTTGTGAGTAAATGCTGATGTAGTGCTGTTCCACTCAAATGTTCCCCACTCGCTGTCAGCAGTGTCAAACCAATATGTGCCAGCTGCTGGAGCTCCAGTTGGACGCGATAAACTAGCAGTGAGTTCAGTAAGATCAATGTCAACACGTTGCACAAACGCTCTATTGGAAAATCCAAGAGCTGAATAAGCAGCAAGAAGACCATACTCGTTGAGCTCATAACCATTAATTGGTGTACCAGTACTGGTCTTGTAGAAAAATGGGTTACCAAAAGTAGCAGAAAGATCGCGCTGACTGGTAATTAGGTATAGTTTGTTAGCATTGGCTTCTAGTGTACCTGCTGCAACACCTACCCCTGTGCCAGAGATTTTGTTTTGCGCGGTTGCAATCAGAAAGAAAGGTACTGTGTTAGTAGCCGCAGGAATATAGTTACTCTCGTCGATTACGGTAACTTGTACGCCAGGTGATGTAAGTGCCATAAGGGTGGTTCCTTTTCAAGTTATTGATATTTATAGGAAAACCCAAAAACTCCGTTAATACGCAGCCCTTGGCAAAGGTTTTGTGTTAAATAGGTACATGTCAAGACCAATCTGCCCCGTTTGTCAACACAGACCTCGTGCTGTAAACTACAAATCAGCAGGCGTCACACACTACCGTAGTCGCTGTGAACACTGTATAAAAAAGGGCCGTGAATTGAAACCACCTGAACCCCGGTGGCGATTGAAAGGTTACGTCAAAAAATCTCAGTGCGATCTATGCAAGTTTAGATCAAGATTCTCAAGTCAAATTATTGTGTATCATGTTGATGGAAACTGCAACAACACTGAGCTCAGTAATTTGAGAAGTATCTGTAGAAACTGTATTGAGTCAGTTACCCACCAAAGCTTACCTTGGCGGCGGGGGGATCTTGAACCAGATTTTTAATTTGTTCGCACAGATCATCAATGGTTCCGTTGTTGTCAATTTCGCAATCAAACTTTTGCCCAATCCATGCCCATTCACTGTTGTGAATTTTTAGATTTTCCATGCGCAGCTTGGCCATGGTCCAGGTCATGTTAGTTTGTCCTACATTCAACACTCTGGCATATTCGTACCAGTCTGGATCGTCGCCTCGTCTTATTCTAAAAACCTTGCCACCGGCCTGGCGAATAGCACGAATTTCATTGGGAAATCTAACATCAGAAATCACAATGTCATCGGTAGTTTTACGCATTTTGTTTTCCAACGCAGCAATCCAAACGTCATCATTGAAATTGTTGCGAAGAACATCGGTGCCCCAGCACTGCAGCACCCAACGTGGAGTGAGATGTGGTATGTTCAACCGTTGAGCCCACCAGTTATCAATTTGGTCTCGCCACTGTCTTGATGCGGCAGTGCGTCCTTCAAGTAATGTGCGATCCCAGCCAAAAACTGCTGCTACTGCATCTTTAAGAGCAGTGGCAAAACTATCTCTGCGGAATCCGTGTGAATTGACTAGATAGTCAGCGGCAGTGTCTTTGCCTGAGCTGATAAACCCTACAAATCCTACAATCATCTTAATTCCTTTACTTTGAGATATTTGAGACATTGCTGTAAGAGTTCTATCTGCCTACGGCAATCTTCAAGCGCATGATGGCTTGTGGGGGGACGAGTAAGTTCAGGATAGAGGCTATAAACTGTACGGGCATCTCGTACTGAATAATATTGCCAGGGCAATGCAAAATTATAGCTCTTGTAGGCATATTCTAGTATTGTTGCATCGTAAGTAGGGCCGTTCATCCATACTCGAGTGCATTTGCGAACTATACGTGCTAGATCTTGCAAGGCAACATCAAGATCAACTCGCCCATCTTCAGCAAATGCTTCCTCCTGTGCTTCTTTTTGAGTTGCCCACCAGTCAATGGTGCTTTGTTCGATTGTTCGACTGGGCTGACTTTCTAGCGTAATTCGAGCATAGTACTGATGTCGTTCAAAATATCCAGATTCCATGGGATCAAATCCCTGAGCTGCTATGGTTAGAATAGTAGCTTCGGGGCCAGTTGCCAATCCTTCAATATCAATCATTATGTCCATCTGTGTATTATACACAGTGAACTGGAATTTGTCAATTATCCAATTACCCAAGTCAACGGTTGTGATCCATCAACATAGTTTTTGAGTTCTTCAATTTTGAGATCCATTTGGACTTGAGCTTCGCCCTTCATGGCAGTACCGTTGAGTGAACTGCCACCTTGTGGGCCAGCATACTGCCCAAACTTTTCACGTGCTTCACCAATGATATATTTGCAAGCGGCCACACAGTAATCACGTATCCACTGTGCGATTTGATAATCACTCAACAGGTTGATTTCGGGCTTGAGATTGTAACTCCATATCAGCACTTCTTCGCCGGTGCCACGTGGGTCACGAATAATTTGCAGTTTTTTTGTTACTGGGTTCCAGGTATAGTTGATATATCCACCAAACATACGAGCAGCAAGTTCAACATATTGAGTGTAGAAATCGTATGTGGCCAAGCCGCCTGATTGATTGAAGTTCAACAGGTACACCTGCATTTGAGCCTGACTAAACGGATCAAAGCTTGAGCTAAACGGGCCAGTTGCTAGACCAAATGTTCTACGAAAAATTTGGCGTACTTGTAGGGTTTCTTGTGGCAAGGTGTAGATGTTTACATCTTTAATCAACTGCATGAAACTATAACTTTCTTCAGTTGAGTTTTGAGCACGTTGTCTATAGGTGCCAATTGTGCGCTGATACGCAGCTTCGTAATGTTCTTGATCTAGCTCAAGATCAATGATCTGAGATGCTAGTTGCAACTGCACATATTGAAAGAGCTGCTGTTTGAGTTGATCAAGTGATGATACTGTTTGTTCGGCCATAAAATACTCCAGATAGAGTATTTATTGTGTTCGGGCTGCTGTCTTAATCACTGCAGAAATTTTGTGATCAGTGAAACTGCTGGGACAAAATTTACACTGGGCCAAGGGCTGATCTAGCTTGGCAAAGAATTCGTCGCCAAGATCGGGGTAATCTGCTGCAGTCAGCGGCTCATAACTGCCCAACAGTTGCTTGTCCTCAGGTGTTAGATCCAGATCAAACTGCTGATCTAGTTCAGGAAATAGAGCCACAGGTCCGCATTTGTAGAATTTTCCACGAATAAAATGATAGTTTTTGTGTCGTGCAAATCCGCACACTGCATGCGACTCAGCCGGATCGTTTTGATACAATGTCATGCGGCCATTGTCGCCGGGAACGACAGCACTGTTTTGAAAATCTGTAGCATCCCAGACTGATATGCGTACCTGATTGCGATCTATAAATTCATAGTCTGCACCCGAAGCGTGACTGCTTCGACCTTGAGTAACTTTTATAGGACCTTGAAGAAACTTTTCTATTTCATCAAACAACACATTGCGCTCTTTGATGTTGGTGTTGTGCATTGAGATAGTCAGCCAATTCTGACTGGGATACTGGAACAGTTGATACAGCCCTGCTACTTTGTTGAGTCTGGTGCCGTTGGTCAACAGTTGCACTGGTCCCCAAATTTTGTGAATACCTTGAATCCACTTGATTATGTCTGGGTTCAGCAAGGGTTCTCCACCTAGAATAACTTTGTGTTTTATGTCTAGATATTTGCCCCACTGCTCGTAGTCGGCCTGATAGTCTGACCAACGTTGCCACCCAGTGAAGTTGTAGTTGTTGAACCTGTTGCAGTGGGTGCAGTTTAAATTACATACATTGGTGATGTAGAATTCTACTTTGTCTAACGATCTTTTTACG